AAGACAACTGCAAGGGGATTTTCCACAAAAACCAATTTATTTTCAATCCGGACCAAGACTTGATGGATGAATATGACTTGTGTTGGAAGCATTCTCCGATTCTAGATGATGAGAAATTTGAGTACTTGCACTTGAGGCTTAGGAGCGATGATTTATCGACTCACTCGCCTGATGTTGATTTGTACGGAGAATACATGACTAGATTGACGTCGCATGCAAAGGCCGCAGCAACAGCAAAAATAGACTTAACAGAGGAGTGCTTCTTTGACTTGCTTCCCGAGCATCAATTGAGTAAATGGTTTAAAATGAGAGAGCAAGCACTACACTCTCTTTACAAGACGACCAAGCGAGAAGACGATTATGATATCCTACACAAGGCCCACGTCCTGACATCCGAGATAGCTCATCAAGACCTGATATTCGAGGGCAAGAAAGGTAGAGTGCAATATAACATCTTTGGCTCGGCAACAGGAAGATTGACTACTAAGAAGGGCTCAGTACCCATTATGACTTTGAAGAAGGGAGACAGGTATAAAATCACCCCTCAGAACGATGCTTTCGTCGAGTTAGATTTAAATGCCGCCGAGATACGTACGCTAATAGCTTTATCAGGCCGAGAACAGCCACAGGAGGACATTCATGAGTGGGTCGTGGAGAATGTGTTCAATGGAGAGATAGAACGCGCTAGGGCGAAGGTGGAGTTGTTTGCGTGGTTGTACAATCCTTCGAGTACAGAAAGTCGATTTGACGATTTTTTTTCGCGGCTAATTTTTCGAGATTTTTTTGCCCCTGAAAACCAGACGCTGAAAACCCCATTTGGTAGAGTTTTGGCGGTGGACGAAAGAAAAGCACAAAACTACTTGCTTCAATCGACAACTTCTGATATAGTTATACAAAACGCATACAAGATTATGAAGATGCTAAAAAACAAAAAGAGTTATATAGCGTTCACGCTGCACGATTCGATTATTATCGATATATCGCAAGAAGACATTAAAATGCTCAGAGAAATAAAGTCCCAGTTTGAAGAAACACCGTGGGGCCCATTCAGAAGCACATGCAAGACAGGCAATAATTTTGGAAATCTAAAGGATTTAGGAATTTGAAGACAGTACTAGGAATAGGAACCGCAGGATCTAATATAGTCAAGCAACTAGGTCAATACAAGATGTATAAGCCCTACACGATTTGTACTGAAAATCAAAAAACAACAAAATACCATTTTAACCTGCCTCAGCTGGATGGCCCAGAAGAATATGAGGCGATGGACACAAAAAAGCTGGATAAGTGGCTTGGCACAATCGAGGAAACCTGCACAGTGTTTGTCTGCGGAGGCGCCTCCTCGTCGGGCCTCACTTTGCGGGCCCTCCATTCACTCCACCTTAAAGGTGTGAAAATGGATGTCGTGTATTTCATGCCCGAGGTTGAGGTCTTATCTGAAGAGAAGACACTCCAAGAAAGAGCCTGCCGCGGCATATTGCAAAATTACGCCCGAAGCGGCCTGTTTGGAAAAATTTGTCTCGTATCCAACCTGCGGTTGGAGGAGTTGGCGGGTTCCACTAATGTATTCGACTACTATGACCAAATAAACCATGTGTTTACAAGCACTTACTATATGTTGGACGTGTTTAAAAACACAAAGCCGATTACGTCCACATTTAAGCGACAAAAAGAATCTTGCAGGATTACTACTATCGGCCTGGGATCATTAGAGAAAGACGATTTGATGTTTTTTCCTTGCAATCAAGAGGTAGAAGTGGTATACTATTATGGTATCAATGAAGAAAAACTAAAGACGGAAGAAAACTTGTTCAGAACAATTACAAACAAAGTGAAATCAAGGATTACAGACGAAACAAAGGTTTCGTTTGGGATTTATCCAACACAATATGAAAGTGACTACATTTACGTAGAATACTTCTCACCAAAAATTCAACAAATAGCTGTTGACACAGACAACAGAATCTGATAGTATATATACAGTTGGTCAGGAGATTTGCTGACCTGCTATAGCCAAACGTGCAAAAAAGCAACATACCATAGGAGGTAATAACAATGGCAATTAACTTAGACGCTATGAAAGCGAAACTCGATAAACTTAACGGAAAGGGAGACGGAAAGAAGAACTTCTGGCGACCAGAGGACGGAGAAAGCAATATCCGTATCGTTTCCACGAAGGACGGCGACCCGTTCAAGGAAAAGTACTTCCACTACGGTGTTGGTGGCCAGTCTTTTCTCTGCCCAAAGCGGAACTTTGGGGATGACTGCCCAACCTGCAATTTTGCAAACAAGTTGTGGAATGAGGGAACAGAAGACAGTAAGAGGCAAGCAAAGGAGATGTTCGCAAAGCAACGTTTCTTTTCTCCGGTTCTTGTCCGAGGGGAAGAAGACCAGGGTATCCGAGTTTGGGGATACGGTAAGATGGCTTACGAAAAACTGCTGACAATTGTTTTGGACCCAGACTATGGAGATATCACAGACCCTGAGACTGGAAACGACCTCAAGCTGATGTACGGCAAGTTGCCTGGTGCAAGCTTTCCTCGTACCGATATTCGGCCACGACCTCGCAAGACAGTCTTGTGTGACGATGTTGTGGGGGGAGACGAGCGATGCGCAGAGCTTCTCGAGACTATTCCAAACTTCGACGAAATCTTTGAGAGAAAGACTACTGCGGAAGTTCAGTCAATCATGGACCAGTTTCTAGCAGGGGAGTCAGGTAACACCGAAGTTCAAAAGTTTGGAGGAAATAACTCTACACCAACAGGTACGACAGACACAGTAGAAGCAGCGTTTAACGACCTGTTGAATGCGTAGGTGAAGAATGCCTAAGGCTAAGGTTACCAAACTCAAAAAGGGCGCTTTAGATATTGCCTCTATTCGAGGCATTATCAACAAGAAAGCCGGCAGAGAAGTCGCTCACTCACTTCAGGATAACAATCCAACAGAAGTGAATGAGTGGATTCCTACTGGCTCACGGTGGCTTGATGCCATCATTTGCAAGGGCAGACACGCTGGTATTCCTGTGGGTAAAATCTCAGAGATTGCAGGCCTCCCTGGTACTGGTAAGTCATTTTTGGCTGCTCAGATTGCTGGGAACGCCCAAAAGATGGGTATCGATGTAGTGTACTTTGATTCAGAGTCCGCCATCGACCCTTCTTTCATGGAGCGAGCAGGTTGCGACTTAGACAGGCTTATGTATGTTCAAGCAGCATCTGTTGAGTTTGTCCTGGAAACCATCGAAGAACTGCTAGCCACTGGCAACAAGTGGCTTTTCATTTGGGATTCTTTGGCTCTTACTCCCTCGATTTCTGATATTGACGGTGACTTCAATCCTCAGTCTTCGATGGCGGTAAAGCCTAGAATCCTAGCCAAGGGAATGTCAAAGCTAACTATCCCTATCGCCGATGCTAATGCTACCTTTCTAGTCCTCAATCAATTGAAGACTAACTTGGGAGCAAGAACACCAGCGCAGGCTATGACTGAACCGTACACGACTCCAGGTGGAAAGGCTATGATTTATGCTTATTCACTTCGTGTATGGCTCACGGCAAGAAAAGCCAAAGCTAGTTTCATCGTTGATGACAATGGTTTCCGCATTGGATCTGAAGTAAAGGTAAAGCTGGAGAAGTCTCGTTTCGGGACCCACGGCCGAACCTGCAACTTCAAGATCCTGTGGGGAGATGACGCCGTTGGTGTCCAAGATGAAGAGAGTTGGTTCGATGCAATCCAAATCTCTGAAAGACTTGAACAGTCTGGTGCCTGGTTTACGCTAATCCACAATGATGGGTCTAAGGAAAAGTTCCAGCGCAAACAGTGGGTCACCAAACTTGAGAGTGAAAAATTCAGAGAAAGTGTCTTGACTATTATTGAAGAAGATGTTATTATGAAGTTCAAGAATAGAGAAGGCAACGCAGGCGACTTCTACGAGCCGGAAGACATTCCGACCGAAGAATAGCTTAACAATAAAGCCCGGCTCTCTGCCGGGCTTTATATTTTATGGAGAAAACATGAAGAGAGTAATGATAGTAGACGCGTACAACCAGTTCATCCGCGGATACATAGTAGACCCTAGCAAAAACCCAAACGGCTCCCCCATTGGCGGAATAAGAACATTTATTAATATTTTTAATAAACTGACGAGAGAGATTCGACCAGACCTGTTGGTTCTGGTTTGGGACGGAAAGGGTGGTTCTAAGAAGCGGCGCTCAATGAATAAGAATTACAAGGGTGGACGTAAGCCACCGAGGACAAATTGGACCCAAGTGGGGATGGGGGAGGAAGAAGTTTTAAACAACAAGGTTTGGCAACAAACAAGAGTAATAGAATACCTCAACCAAACACCAGTGATTCAGTTTATGGAACCTCATGTCGAGGCGGACGATGTGATTTCTTACATCAAGAATACTCCAATGTTTTCAGAGTGGCAGAAAGTAATTGTATCAGCCGATAAAGACTTTATTCAGTTGTTGGACGACAAGACAATATTACACAGACCTATCCAAAAAGAGTATCTGAACAAGAATAATATAGTGGAGAAGTTCAACATCCACCCAACAAATTTCGCCCTCGCGAGGGCGATTGTAGGAGACTCTTCTGATAATCTACCAGGTGTACCCAGAGTGGGACTACCGACAGTGGCAAAGAATTTTCCTTTCCTAAAAGAGGAAGCAACGTACTACTTAGAGCACATTCTTAAAGAATGCCAAAAACCAGAGAATAAACAAAAAGTTTATACAAATATTTTAGAATCAAAGGAGTTAATAGAAAACAATTATGATATTATGCAATTATCCTCGCCAATGCTATCTATACAAGCCAAACAAGGGATTGACGATACGTTTGAGCAGTATAAGCCCCACTACAATCAAACGGAAATAAGAAAGTTAATGCTTCAAGACGGCGTGCTGACCGTAACGACCACAGATTTGGAACAAAGATTTAATCACATTATTACTTCCTTTTCATGATGAAGTCTGCTATACTGTATTAAAGAAAAGGAATAACAATGGAACAAGAGAAGAGCTTTTCCAAGTTCGGAAAAACATTTCAGGAAGACCTTTGTCATTTAGTGTTAAATGACCGAAGCTTCGCAGACCAGATGTTCGAAGTGCTGGACCTTAACTTTCTTGAACTTAAACACTTGCGAGTTTTCGTCGGAAAAGTAAAAGAGTACAGAAAAAGATATGGAGTCCACCCTACTCCTAACATCATGCACTCGATCATACGAACAGGCCTCGACTCTGAACCTGAGTCAGTAAAGGTGCGAATACGAGAGTATTACGCCCGGGTACTCGCTAATGGTAAAATCCCAGAATCCTCGGACTATATTAAAGATACAGCACTCGACTTTTGTAAAAAACAGAAACTCAAAGAGGCACTAATTAAATCAGTAGAGCTTATCAAGTCCTCCTCTTTTGACGATGTGTCAAGAGTTATCGACGACGCGCTAAAACTTGGGTCGGATAACACCCTAGGGTACGACTACTTCGTAGACTTTGAGCAGAGGTTCGAAAGGAAAGCGAGAGACCCAATTTCCACAGGGTGGAAAGATATAGATGACATAGCAAAAGGGGGTTTAGGAAAAGGTGAACTTGGTGTTGTTGTTGCTCCTACTGGCGCTGGTAAATCAATGGTGCTTGTCCATCTCGGCGCCGAAGCCCTCAAGCAGGGAAAAAATGTACTCCATTATACTTTGGAACTTGCTGATACTATTGTCGCTGGTCGCTACGACGCTGCTATTACTGGCGTGGAACTTAAGAATCTAACCGTTTTTAAAGAAAAGATTTATGACGAAATCAAAGACATACAGGGAAAACTGATAGTAAAAGAGTACCCAACAAGAAGTGCTAGTATTCAGACAATCAAAAATCACATTGAGAAGCTAAAAAGGCGAGATTTCGCCCCAGATGTGATCATCGTAGACTACGGGGACCTAATCAGGCCAGAAAATAGCGGAAAAGATGAGAAAAGACACCAACTAGAAACTATTTACGAAGAGTTAAGGGGAATCGCCCAAATTTGCGAGTGTCCGTTGTGGACAGCATCACAAACTAACCGGTCTGGTCTCAACGCCGAAGTGATTACTATGGAATCAATCTCGGAAGCATTTAACAAATGTTTCGTCGCAGATTTTATCTTCACCGTTTCACGAACAGTTGAAGACAAAAACACAAACACTGGCCGAATCTTCGTTGCAAAGAATCGAAACGGCCCTGATGGGCTCGTGTATCCTTTGTTTATGGATACGAGCAATGTAAAGATAAAGGTTTTGAACCAGACAGGCGAGTCAGTGAATGATATCATCCAGAGGTCCTCGAAGGAGAGGCTCGATACTCTAAAAGAAAAATACAAGATTTTCAAGAAAGAAGGAGGAAAAGGTTGAAATGGAATTATCAAATCAAATATTATCATCAATTACAGTGCACATGAAGTACGCGAGGTACATTGAGGCTGAAAAAAGAAGGGAAACGTGGGTCGAGTTGGTGACTCGGAACATGAACATGCACTTAAAGAAGTTTCCAGAACTGGAGCTTCAAATTATTAAAGCTTACAAAATGGTCTTCGACAAGAAGGTGTTACCTTCAATGAGGTCGATGCAGTTCGGAGGGAAACCAATCGAAGTGGCACCAAACCGTATCTTTAATTGCGCCTTTATGCCAGCTGATGATTGGCGTTGTTTTGGAGAATCAATGTTTCTGCTCCTTGGGGGAACAGGCGTTGGATACTCGGTGCAGAAGCACCACGTAGAGAAGTTGCCGGAAATCACGCGACCGAACATGAATAGAACCCGACGATTTTTGGTCAACGACTCGATTGAGGGTTGGGCGGATGCAATAAAGGCAATCACCAGATCATATTTCTATGGAGGCTCGAAGCTTCGATTTGATTTTACAGACATTCGGCCAAAGGGAGCAGCGCTAATCACTTCAGGTGGTAAGGCTCCAGGGCCACAGCCCCTCAAAGAGTGCTTGGTCAAATTGGAGGGCATCCTCTCAAACCGCGAGAACGGAGAGAAGCTATCCACAATTGAAGTACACGACATGATTTGCCACATTGCGGACGCAGTTCTTGCAGGCGGAATCAGAAGAGCAGCGCTCATTTCCTTGTTTTCAGCAGATGACGAGGACATGATTGCAGCCAAGACAGGAAATTGGTGGGAGACCAATCCACAACGAGGAAGGGCCAACAACTCGGTTGTACTACTACGTCACAAGATTGATAAGGAATACTTTATGAACCTTTGGGACAGAGTAAAAGCTTCTGGCGCAGGAGAGCCTGGTTTTTATTTCTCAAACGATAAAGACTGGGGAACCAACCCTTGCTGTGAGATTGGTTTGCGCCCATATCAGTTCTGCAATCTTACAGAGGTTAATGTATCTAACGTGGAGTCTCAAGAAGACCTCAACGAAAGAGTTAGAGCAGCAACTTTTATTGGAACACTGCAGGCCAGCTACACTGATTTTCACTATCTGCGTGACATCTGGAGAAGAACAACTGAAAAGGATGCACTTATCGGTGTATCCATGACTGGTATCGCATCAGGGGCTGTGCTAGAACTTGATATGAAAGAGGCAGCGAAGGGTGTGAAGGTCGAGAACGCGAGAGTCGCAGAGTTGATTGGTATTAAGCCGGCAGCAAGAACAACCTGCGTCAAACCTGCAGGAACCACAAGCTTGACCCTAGGGACGTCTTCGGGTATCCACGCTTGGCACAATGACTACTATATTCGCAGAATCCGCGTAGGCAAGAACGAGCCTATCTATGCACACTTATTGAACAACCACCCAGAGCTAGTAGAGGATGAATACTTCAGCCCCCACACTACTGCCGTCATCTCTATTCCACAGAAGGCCCCAGAAGGTTCTATCATGAGAACAGAGTCGGCACTACAATTGCTCAAGAGAGTAAAACTCGTGACTGACGAGTGGGTAAAGCCAGGTTTTCGCAAGGGGCAGAACACTCACAACATC